CAGATACAATATCATCAGCAAATTTTGCTTCAGCATTTCCCATTAAACCTGCATAGTAATATGCACTTGCTTGTTTAAGAAAACGTTCTACTTGTGCATCTCTATCATCATAGACACGCATTGTAACTGGAGAATAATCTATACCAGTTTGAATTAATCTCTTCTTATTGTATTGATTTTGTGCTGATACTCTAGAGCTATGACCAGGCATTGTAACACTTGCTATACGTGTCATTGGTATGGTAGAAACGGAGGCGGTATCTCCGCCTCCTAATTCCCATAAACACATAAACTGGAACTTGGTCCTAGGAAACAACGGCTGTATTGCATTAGATCCTGTGTTTACTCCATAAACATCGGTTGCAATGTCACCTAGAAACTTTCCCATGTGTTCCTATCCTAATTACTGAGCGCCGTCAGTTGTTGCTGAGGATTCTCCGCCTGCAACAATACCAGCATTAGTTAGTTCGTCTATTGCTGATTGTAAAATTGTGTGGCTTGCGTTATCGTAACGGATAGTTGCTGTTACCTGAACCATATCACTTGTGGAGTAGTTTAGGTCACCATACTGAATACTTGGGATAAAGCAACCAACTAATTCCCATTTATCAAGTACTGCGGCACCATTACTATCATTATCAAATGATCCATCAAGTGTAATAATTGTCATTTTAAATTTATAATCTGCACCAGATTTTGCAGATGCTTGTGTAGAGTGGTTAACTTGCTTTGATAGCTGATGGTCTAATGATTTAATGACATTACCATCCATGTCGTCACGTAACACAAGTGTGATGTCTGACCAAGTATGCTTACCAGCCAAACGAATCTTTGAGTTGTATGTATCTAATGTAATATCTTCATGATCTAGTTGTGGACGAGTGACACTAATAACATTTGTTGTTACAAGTGGCATTCCGTCACCACCACTACCTAAGCCTTCGAACTCTACCTTGAAACGATATTGTAGTTTCGGCATTAGTGTAGCAGAAGCATTATCAGTAGGTACACCAAAATTTGTAATTACAGCCATTTTAATCTCCTTTTAGAATAAATTCTTGCTATCTGTATTTATGCCAAATAGCAAGAAAATTTCAATTAATTTCTTTGACAGTTAATGCCTTTAATATCTTGTGGCGGCTGTGCAAAAGGCAGTACATTTAGTAACCATTGAGTACTGATTGCTAGGTTTTCCTTTTGTGTATTGCCAGTCTCACCACGACTGTATAGATGAATTCCACATGCTAAATGCACTGTGCCATCTTTAAAACAGAAACCACTGTGGATTTTACGTGTATTAACCGCATACCAACGACGTGGTTCAAATTTTACTAGTTTTCCATCGTGGATAAACGTAAATTCATTTTGATTACAGTTGTTCGCCCAGCAAATTAGACGTAGGCTATCGCCTAATATTTCGCCATTTGGCTTGACGGACTTCCACTTATCTCTATGTGGGTATAGGTAATCACCACTATCATAGAGCATACAACCTACTTCTGTTGCATTCTCAGGTAATCCCCAACCTTCTGGAACAAAGTTATATTCCCAACCACCTTTTGGACCATTTTCAGGGCCTTTAACCTGATTGTCTTTGGTTGGTCTTTGTCTTTTAATTAATTCAGGTCTACTGTTGTATTCAATACATTGCTCAATTACATTTTCTGGAACCCAAGCATCAAGCTCAATAATATCGCCTGCACTTTGGAATAACCATGTAGTAGTCATGTAAGGAATTTCTTTAGACTGAATATCTGTGAACATGTCCATATTTGAACTCCATTTTTTTTTTTAACGTTAAAAAGGCATATTGCCTCATACATATTTATGTAAATCAGTCATAATAAAAGCGGGCAGTTAATAAAATGCCCGCTTTATTAGTTTTGTTATTAGCTAAGTTCGCCTGTGTTAACAATACGGATTGGAATGTAAATAAATTCTGCCGCTTTTGTTGGCTCAATAGCTACATCAATGTATAGTTCGTTTGCGTCTATTCTTGCAGGTGTGTTGTTTGTTTCATCACAAACTACTGCAAAGTCATATACGCCACGTTGTGTAAGGATATTTGATAAGAATCCATCAAATGTTGCCTTAGCATTACGTCTTGTATTTGCGTCATTTGGCTCAAACAAGAATGGTCTGCCAATTACTGCAAAGCGTTCTCTTAGATACGCTGTTAGACGTGCAACGTTTACACGGTCAAGAGCACTTGCACTTGCTGAAAGTGTTTTCTGTCCAAACAACATAATGCCTTCGCCAGGGAATCTAGCAATAGGATTAAGTTTGTTTTGGTACATTGCATCTCTGTCGCCCTGTGTTAGAGCTACTGGAACAAATTCACCTTCTGAATTCATGTGACCAACGTTTGTTGCGTTTTGTACAATACCACGTGTAAGACCTGCTGGTGCAAACCACTGGAATGCAACTTGGTCATTATAAGCATATGAGTATAGTACTACGTGTGATGCTGGTACAACAACGTTTTTACCACTTATTGGGTCACTTGCAAACGCACTTGGATAATATGTAGCACCGTAAATGTTGCTACTTACTAGTCCTTTTTCGCCATTTGCTGTTGCATTTGTACCTTGTACCCATGTAATTGCTTCTGTTGGTGTTAGACGGAATGGTGAGTCAACGATTACAAAAGCAGTTTCATTTCTGTCACTGTTTAATGTAAACATTTCGTCTGCCATTTCAGGATAACCTGGTGATGCAATTAAACGGAACTGGATTGTTTCTTCACGTAGTTTTGTACTAGCGGCTGATGCTTGCATTTTGCTTACAACAACTTTACGTTGTGCATGTCTACCAAAAGAACCTGAGCCGTCTGGCTGGTTACCTGCGGCATTACGCCACTTCCATGTAGTTGCTAGTGATGCGTCATATACTCTAACTGTATTTGCACTACGAGTCATGTTAATTGCTGTTGTGCCAGCTGGGTAAATTAATGGATTAGGACCATTTGCAAGCACTGCACCACTTGCTACAAAAGTTCCGCCTGCATTTGATGCATCTGTAATGTCACCAAATACAACACCGTCACTTGTAGATTGGTCTGTGTTGTCTTTCTTTGCCCATACTGTACCGTTATGTCTGTAAATTACAGGATATCCGGACGCATCAGTGTCAATCCAATAGTCGCCATCTGCTAGTGCATTTCCGCCTGAATCTGTTGAAGGTGCCGCTGAACCGTACTGTACATCTGAGGCCTTTTGCCATTTTTGTACACCACTGTCTACTGCTACTTCATAAATATCTAATTCATTTAGATCTGGATCAAACCAATATGTACCATTTACTGGATTACCTACTGGTTCTGTAACTGAAGCTTCCATTACAAATCCACCAGTTGCAGTTGTTGATGAAGTTGAGATATCATCAAACTCATCATTTGCAGAATCATAACGTCTTACAGCAACAATTCCTGCGGCGCCATCAATTAATAGCCAAATATCGCCTTCGTCTATTGATCTAGCCGCACCTGCTGAACCGTCTTGGTTAATATCACTAGCAATACCTGTAGGTACTGTAGCCGCCGCATTTGCATATACTGGTGTCTGCTTAACGAATGAACCGCCTGCAGTTGTATATAATGAAATGTCTAGATTTAAACCTGATCCAGGGACTGTTGTTTTAATCCAAATATCATTTGTTGTTGCACTTGCTGGTGCATTATAGTGTGGAGCATAACTTACGTCAACTGTTGTATAGTTGCTATCTAGTAATGTCCAGGCGCCACTTACGCCTTTGTAATAATAAATTTGTGTGTCGTTTGCATCATTAACAATTTCGACTAAGAAAGTATCATCAACTACTGCGGCAGTTGCTGATCCAGCAGTAGCAACTATTTCTACTGTTGGTGTTTGTACTTCCCACTGACTTGAAGCTGAATATTGATGAATACCAAAACTTGAAGCAGTTGGATTTAGCCAATATGTGTTATTATCTGCAGGACCTGTTGGTGCATTTGAGCTCGGACGAAGCTGACTTAAATCAATATCTGCTCGCATAATATATGCCGCTGATGCTTGACCTAAGAAACTATATGCGGCCATAAGACCATATTCATTAGTTTCGTCGCCTTGTTGAACTGTACCTGCTACCTGTCTAATATCAGTGTTACCAAAATATTGTGTAAGTTCACGTTGTGAAGTCACAAGTACTGGTGAACCTGTATTAGCAGATTTTGTGAATTTTGCAATTCCGTCAATTTCTGTACCAGTTGGATCTGTCTTGTCACTACCAGTTGCTATAAACAACATTGGGACAGTACCAGCGCCGGCTGGGCCATAAACTGACTCGTCTGTTACTGAAACCTGTACGCCAGGTGAAACAAGATTTGCCATTTGGAGTTCTCCTCTCGAATATAGAACGTATTGTTCTTATATGAATATTTATCGGAATATCCAAATAGGGTGCTATTATAGAATTATATGTAGTGTTAATTAAGTTTGGAAAGTGTCTCAACCTGGAAAGCATCATAAGTGCCGTTGTTGCTAAGTTCAACATCAAAGTTCCAACCTGCCCAACTCCATTCACTTGCATGTACTTCAGGGAATATTACTTTCATTGTATTGTTTGGTTCTTTACCTTTGCCTGCAATGTTTACATTACACGCAGTAGCCCACCATTCTGGTTTATCGTGTCTCCAAACAACGGCAGTTGTACCGCCTAATTTTTTAATTACTTCAAGTTCATTAAAAAATCTACAATCTGAAATAACAACATTTTTGTCAGTCATTTCAATTTGCCTTTCACAGGCCGCAACCCAAATATCTGGGTGAAAATGTGTCCTTAAGACATCTGTGCCTACATATTGTAGTGCATAACGTGGTGTAAAGTTAGGAATATCTAAACGTTTACTCCACCATTCATCGGGCATTTCTCTAAACGCTCTACTTTCAGGAGTATTTCCTTCTAGCAGTACTCTATCCCAACCAAAAATATTTGCACAGGCGTCTTTCAATACGCCAGCAAAACTAATTCTTTGATATCCTTCCGCAATAAGAAAGCCTGCGGCTGAATCTTTACCGTGGCCAATAAGACCACAAATGCCAATAATGTTTTTCATGTGTATATTATACTAAGAAATGTTAAGTTTGTCAACCGATAACAAATGATAATGGAGCACTTCCTTCATTATGAAGTGTAAGTTCTGTTTCTAATTTGTCTATATCTTGTTGTGCGTCAGTACGTAACTGATCTGCATTCATTGTAGTACCACCTTGTGGTCCTGCAATCTGTGTAAATTTGCCACGTGCTTCTGCAAGCATTAGTCTTGCATGAGCAAAAGCATAATCTTTTAACCAAGGTGCCGCATAAGTATCTTCTAATAAATTTTCTTCAGGACGGAACATGTATACATGTAGTACAACATTATCTTCAGCTTTTATCATACGTTGTATAAACAAGCGTTTTGATTGAGGACGCCAGGTGAACATAAGTTCTGCACCAAATAACCTACCCATTGTTTCTCTATACTGATGTAGGAAGTCAAACATTGTTAAACCGCCTGGTCTATGTGCGCCTAGCAAGTAAGTGTTTAAATAAGCCGCCTGAAAAGGTTCAATGTCATTACCAGTGCCACTACTAACACCAGTTGTTCGTCTATAAATGTCT